CGTTAACTACTGATTTATTTTTTTCCAATGATGACATTGACGAAAGAAAAGTTTTGCGGAGCGGTGGAACATTTGATAGATTTTTTTAATATTTAGATTTCTCCTTGGGTGATTTAAAACAGACCATTAACAAAATGGTCTGTTTTCTTATATCATAGAAATAGTACATGGCAGTTCTAATGGCAAAAAAGAAGAAAAAGGATGACAAATTAAGAGGCTCTCAGCGATCCCTTACTTCACCTAGTATCGTGTCGGTATCACGTCGCTACGATTTGGAGATTACGGAAAATCCTATCCGTGATCCGAGAATATCAAGAGAATTAATCGAACTTAATCAATGGTGCTATGAAGTCATCCACGCCCTTGATATGGCCGCTTCTGATACCTTTGCATCTGACGATGGAGACGATCAGGGATGGATAGTCGCAAAAAACCTTGATGATGAAGAAACTCCTATTAACCCAGAAGTATTTGCCATCGCAGAAGATATTAGGTTAAGAAAACAAAATTTTTCAACCTACATGATTGGTGGGGATAGACTCAAGAAAGCCCTAAGATGGGCATTAGGGAAGGGAGAATGTTTTTTAGAGTTAGGCATTGAACGAGAAGGGTTATCTGCCAACAAGTCTAAAGATTTTGGTGTAGCAAAGACTCTTTATTTGCCTACCTTTGAGATGTTTAGGAAAGAAACAGATCAAGGGGAATTAATTGGGTTTGAGCAAAGGAAATACGTTTCAGAGTCTGACCCTGATTATTTTTTTGAACCCTATAAAATCTGTCATATTCGCCATAATCCTGATTTTCTTTATGGTCGCTCTCTTTGGTTAGCTTCTTTAGATGCTTGGGCTGATGTTAAACAGGCTTTTGATAATTTGATTAGGGCATCTAATGACTTAGGAGTTTCTCCGACTCTGCATATTATGCCAGGTATTTCTACCGAGCAAGAAAAAATTTATGAACGAGAATTAGAAATCCGTAGAAAAAGCGGAATAATAACCGATCATATTCTCAGCTATCCTGGGCAAGATATTCGCAAAATGACTAATTTTAACTCTGATTTAACAGGGTTAATTGATACTCTTTTGCAATGCCGGTACAAGCTAATTATCCCTGGATTCCCGACCTATTTCTTCCCAGGATTGGAATCAAAAGGGGGAACTAAAGAGTTATCCCGGTCGCCTGATCGTCGCTATTCTAGGATGAGATACGGATGGTGTCAGCTTCTTAGCAGTGCTATCAAACAGGTAATTGACACAGAAATCATTCTCAGAAAAGGATTAGATTTTTATGCCGAAAATGCTAGAAATAAATATCGGATACTGTGGCCAGAATGGAGTGAATCTATAGATGGTCTATCAGGAGGGGAGGTTGAAGACACTGACTCTGATTTAACCGATAAAGAAACTAATAAACAACCTGTTAAGAAACTAAATATAAATCAAAATGATTAATCAAATTATTCACGGTGATTGTTTTGATGTTTTAAAAAATATTCCTGATAGTTCTATTGATTTAATCCTAACCGATCCTCCTTATGGACTTTCGTTCATGGGAAAAAATTGGGATCATGGTGTACCTGGTGTACAGTTTTGGATTGAAGCTTTACGAGTCGCTAAACCAGGAGCGCACCTATTTGCTTTTGGTGGGACTCGTACTTTTCACCGATTGGCAGTAGCAATCGAGGACGCTGGTTGGGAAATCAGAGATACCATTATGTGGGTCTATGGGTCGGGGTTTCCGAAGTCGCTTGACGTGAGCAAGGCGATTGATAAGATGGCAGGTGCGGAGCGGGAGGTGGTTGACTCAAAAGAGGTCTCCGATATGCGCGGTGGCAACTTTAAAACATCAAATGGCCGCATATTGGTTAACATCACCGTCCCCGCAACCGAAGCCGCAAAGCAATGGCAAGGCTGGGGGACTGCTCTAAAACCAGCCTTTGAACCGATTACGGTGGCTCGTAAACCTCTCACTGGCACGGTCGCGGAGAATGTGTTAGAGCATGGCACGGGTGCGCTGAATGTGGATGGGTGTCGGGTTCCACTGAACGGCGAGGTGCTTACAATGACAAGACCAGCAGCTAACCCCAATACAGATACGAAAGCCCCGCAAACAAACAGGTCTGACAAGCCGTTTGAGTATCGCAATGATCAAGGCCGCTGGACTGCCAACCTGATCCACGACGGCAGTGAGGAGGTGGTGGGGTTGTTTCCTGAGACAAAAAGCGGAAAGATGAAAGAGGGACAGATACGAACCAGCAAGCCTCTCTTCGGAAGCAAGACAGACCATATCGCTGAAACATACGGTGACTCAGGCTCCGCCGCCCGATTTTTCTATTGCGCTAAGGCCAGTAAATCCGAACGCAGTGAAGGTAATACTCATCCTACGGTAAAACCACTAGCATTAATGAAATATCTCATAACTCTAGGATTACCTCCAGGTGGGACAGTCTTAGACCCTTTTTGTGGTTCTGGCACTACTGCATTAGCTTGTAAGGAATTAGGTAGAAATTATATCTGTATCGAGAAAGAATTAGAATATTATCAGATAGCTTGTAACAGATTAGACCAACCTATAGAACCTATTCCAGATGAACCGATAGAGGAAATAATAGATAATTCTCCATTACAGTTAAAACTGTTTTAAATTTGATAAAATACAGTAAAACCAAGAGATAATTATGACAAATCTAAAAGCTTATGTTGTTTCCGATTCTAATAATAATGTTCTAGTCGCCAATATGACCGAACTGGAGGTTATTGAAGCTTTAAAAGATGAGGTGTCTAAGCTAAAAGCTCAGATCGGTGAACTTAACAAAGCAGAAACAGAAGCGTAAGTGGATTAGGGAACTGACAAAAAATAACTCTTGACAGTCAAGAGTTTATTATTTAATTTAAAGAGAAAATCCATGAATAACAATAACTTTGACGCTATTATCGAAGATTTGAGTATCGAAAACTTGAGAGCCGAATACGCCGAATTAACCGACTCATACGATAGCCTGATGTTTGATTATGAAACATTAAAATTAAAGGTAAAAATGTTAGAAATTAAAAACCTTAACCTAAAAGCTAAACTCAATAAATCAGAAAAACCCCAAGAATTAGTTTATGACGGATTAGGAGATAAATAACATGACAGATAAATTCAACCCAAAAGATAAAAAGTCAAGTAAACTTACCAAAAAGATGAGTAAAGAAGAATGGGAAATGCGAAAACCACTGCCGCCAGAAGTATTAATTTCTTCTTTACAAGAACCGATTCATAAAAACATTGGATGCTCTAAATTCGTTAAAGCATTGGAAAGCCCGATAAAACCATCGAAAGTAGAATAAGGTCATGGCAGATAAATTCAACCCAGAAGATAAAAACTTACAGCCAATTAGTCAGTTGCTAGAGAGAGCCGAAGTAACAGCCGATGACATCCAAAAAGCTATCGATGACTGGAAAAAGAAACCTCCGGATGATGAATTTAAAAACCTATTAGAACCTGAAATAAGTTATGAGTGATTTTTCTTTTAACCCTGGTACTCGACGCTATCGAGACAATCGAACGGGGAGATTTGTCTCTACTGAAAAAGTTAGACAAATCTCTCAACAAACTATTAATGCCCGTACTCAAAAAACAGATAAACTTACCCGTGACCTTTTACAGAAAAAAATAACTGTCAGCGAGTGGGAAGAAAAAATGTCGTTTGAGATTAAAGACTTGACTATTCAGCTTTATCGAGTTGGTAAGCCCGATATGAACGCTTCTGACTATGGCAGAATTGGTCAGATGCTTAGAATACAATACGCACGATTAAGAAAGTTTTCCCGTGATATTATTCTTGGTACTCAATCAGAGGCTCAAATAATCAACCGCTCTAAACAGTACGTTGCCAAGTCTAGGGAAGCTTTTGAAGAGGGGAATAGGAGAGGACACGCTCTAGTCAACAAGTGGGAAAAGAGAATAATTACCAAAAAAGAATCTTGCCAAGAGTGTCTTTTTTATGAAAGTGCCGGTTGGCAGCCTATTGGAACACTCCCCCGACCGACTGAAAGATGCACTTGTCGGGCCAATTGCGGTTGTTACTTTATTTTTTCTAACTCTAGGACACGACCTACTCAGAATATGCTTTCGTTAAACTTTGGATGGACGAAATAAAAAACGCAGGGTATCAATCCTGCGTTGTTTCCTCAGCTATACACTTTCTATGGAGACAAATATTTTGTATTGAAATTTTATATTTATAGGTTGGGCTGGAGACGACACTATTAATATAGATCAACCAAACATAAACGTCAAGTCTTTAGATAGAATTATTTATATAAGTATTTTTTATTGACATGGAACTAAAACTAACCCGCGCTGAATTAGAGATATTGCTACAGACCCGTCATCCTACCGACGACGAGATGCAATTAATCAATCAATTCAAACCCTACGGACTCGATCCGTGGGAATCATCGGAACTGATACGATTTGCTTTAATTGCTTCAAATAACTTAATTCACAGTTCTGGCCAGGTATGGGATAAAAATGTTTTAGAAACCATGGTAGCTAGTTACCCTGGATGCGCTTTGATGATCGATCATGAATGGAAGGATCAAACCAAAACTTTTGGGATGATCTATGATTCTTTTATTTATTCCTTGCCTCGTGTAAGCAAAGAAGGGATAGCACGAATCCTCGAAAAATCTCCTAATCCAAACGAAGATTATCGAATAATTCAAAAAGACGGCTATCATCAGGTCTTGGTTTTCGGTTTTGTAGAAGCGACTCACCCGATTATTTCAGAAATTTCCTATGGCAGAAAAGCCGATGTTTCAATGGGAGGAATTTTTTATGGCGAGTCGATTTGTCCTATCTGCGATATTCCTTACAGTGATCCTAAATGTCCTCACTACCCCCCGTATATGGCAGGGCTAGTAGATGAAGAAACGCTAACCCCTTACTATCGCCGTTCCGGAAAAATGGATTCTATCGAATGCAGTTTTGTTGCCAGTGGCAGTTGTCGCCAAGCAAGATTAATAGATTCCCGTCTCAATACTTTTGTTTTTACCTAAAACAGAAAGTTCTGTAGTACAATTATATCTAATAGTTAGTGATCAGCAATCAGTAATGAATACCCTAAAAGAAATCAAACGGGTTACTCCCGTAGTTATTAAAGATTCAGCAGAAGGAAGTGATACTCCTTCTCAAGAAGAAATCTACACTCTGACTCGAAAAGCCACTTTTCGAGGTGACTTAAAGCCTTCTGAAGGTGGTGTACCAGTCAAAAATTCCGACCCTGATCCCACTCCAGTCCCAGTCTTTGATCCCAAAATGATTCAAGAGATTGTACAAAACACCGTAGCAGAAACCGTAGCTTCGGTAAAACAAGCGATGGAATTGGAAAAACAATCTGCATTAGAATCCCAAAAGCAACAGTTTGAAACTACGAAAGCTACCCTAGAAGCTTCTCTCAATTCTGCCACGGAAGCTATCCAAGAATCCCACAAAAAAATCGCTCAACTAGAAACTAAAGTCACTGAATCGGAAAAGACGATTAATAACTTTGCTGACTTAGGAAAGCTTTACGGTTCTCAAACACCCGAAAAAATGCAGTTGCCTAACTTTAATAAAACCGTCGCTCATGATGCTGATAAAATTACAGGTGCGCTTGACGAAACCTTTGATTTGATTGAAGACATTCAGAAAAATTCTGGTGTAATCTATTCGGCTCCTGTAATGGGCGGTAATCAGACAGTAAACCTGTACGATAAAGTACGATTAGATCGCCATGTTAAAAATAACCGGCAACAGATTGTCAACTCTTTAGATGATTGGGGTCGCAAACAAGGCTGGTTCAGAGGGACTCGTTCGGCTCCTGTAATGGGCGGTCAAGTTTCAAAAAATGCCCCAACGACTGCGGCGGATTTGCCTCCGTTTTTTCTTGA